ATTAAGTGCCATTAAATCAGTTGCCTCTTAAATCAGTTGCCATTTAGACTTTGCCCGGATGAGTTCTCATGTATTTATTATCAGGATCATTTAGCCATTGCTTCATCCTGTCTTGATTACCCCATATCCCGTCTGCCATTAGTTTCTCTACTATGATTAATGGAATACTAGCTACATGTCTTTTATTCTCATTCATTGTAGGTGTAGCTTTCGTAGATACAGAGTTATACCGATCTCGATTATCACTTATGATTTTATCAAGATCCTGTTGTGTTCGTTCAACGGTAAATGTACCGTCTGCATTGTCGTGGAATTTATTATATATCATTAGATAAAGACCCCAACCACCAGCTATTTACTGATGATTGGGGAGTCACTTACTAGGCGGTGTTAATCATCGCACCGTTAGCTTCTGGAGTAGTACACTTCAGACCATACTCAGCAAGGATATACTTAGACTGACCATCTTCAGTCAGTGGCAGATCCTTAGTCTGGAATGGACGTAGATACTCTACAGACCAAGTTGATGGTTCCAAGAGGAACACAGCAGCAGACTCAGTGAATCTATCTGCCTGTGCAGTCAAGGTACCAAAGTCACTTACGTAGACATCTACTACATTATGTACAGTAGTTGAAGAGTCAGTAGTCTGTACCTGATCTACACGACCAGAGAACGTACTGAATGTCTTCTTGGCTGCTGCACTCATGATCATCATAGATGGCTCACCACCATCTTCCCAAATTGCCTGTTGCAATGTAAGGATATCAGCCTCAGAGAAACTGACAGCAGTGGTTGCACCTGTGGACATAGTGTAGTCCTTGGCTGCATTCTGATCAATGTTCCAAGTAGTGGTAGTTGCACCTTCAATGTTATCTACACCAGACTTACCTGTATAGGCAGCTGCATCTGAGTCACAGTTGATGATGTGTTCAGACTCAAGACCTAGTGCAATACTATGTAGTACACCACGGGTAGTTCTTGTTGGTGAACCAGCAGAACCAGCTGATGCAATCTGATCAGAGAGGAACATGTACTCCATGTCACGCTTGATCTCTTTACCTGCCTTGGCAAGCTGATATGCAAGCTCAGACTTACGTCCTGCTGTGCCTACTGCTTCAACAGTACCAGAACTCTTGACAGTCTTAGTAGAGATCTGAGTGTAGTTAGTAATACGATTAGTAGTTGACTGACTTGCTGCTGCTACAGATGCACCTTCAGCTTTAGTGTTAGCTGCTGCTGCTGCAAGCTGATCAGTCTGCCAATCGAAGACAGTGTTACCTACAGAACCCTTGCCAACTGCTGACATGAATGGGGTATCTGTTGGACTAATGTCATAGATAATATCACTCAGTTCCTCATGAATTGCTACATCATCATAAGTATCATAGAGTGAGAGTGAACTGGTACGAGATCCAGTTTTCGAGGTATAGTTAGTTCCAGCCATTTTAGTTTTCCTTTATTCAATTAAGTCAAAAATTGCATTGGCAGCATCTTTGACATTTCCTGTCTTCTTGACTCTGCCACGCTTTTTAGTATACTCAGCTTTGACTTTCTCTACCTTGGTGTCTCCACCACGACCAGCAGATTGCACTTTGGGAACACTCTTGACCTTCTTCTTCTTGATGCTTCCTTTCTTCTGGAGTGCATCATATTCCATAGCCTTCTTGAGGACTAGGACTGAACGGTGATCTGCCAACTGGTCTAACTCTTCTTTCTGAAATCCTTGATTAATTGCATAATCTCTGATTCTTTGTTTGATGTTAGATTCTGGCTTACCCCATTCAGGAAGTTCAGTGATCAGCTTGGACTGCTCAGCTGCTATGTACTGTTGGTACTGCTGTTGATACTCTTGTGCCTGTTGCTGCTGGACACGGGCTTGTTCAGCCTGTGTACTCTTCACTTGGTCTTGTGCATCCCTATACTCATCACGCTTCATCATGTATTCGTAGGGATCATCTTCCTTCAACTTTGTCCAATCAATGTTCTGGTACTCTGACATTGCACCATACTGTTGTTCAGACATTAGTTGAAGTGCCTGTGTATACTGTTGTCTCTCTTGCTGTGTCTTTGTAAGTTCATTTATGGCTGCCTGTTGTGCTGCCTCAATTTCCTTACGCTGTTCAGCTAGAGTTTGAGATTTACGGGTATAATCTGCTTGACGTTGATAACCTTGTCTAAGTTCTTCCAAGTTAACTTCGAGTTCTTCTCCGTCAACTTTGACTTGGTAGTAAGGTTCTTCAACTTCTTCTAAATCTACCTGTTCCTCGTCCAGTTCAGATTCTATCTCAGATAGTTCTTCATCACTAGGTTCTTGAGACAATTCCTCAGTCTCAACGGACTCTTCAACTGACTCTGTGGGTTGGTCCTCTGGGGATTCCCACATATTGAGTATTGCTTGTCCTGCTTCTTGGTCACTCATTGGTTGACCTACTTCATGATCTAGGTTGGTTTCCTGTGCTGGAACTCCTGCCATAATTATTCTCCTTCCTTCATTGTTGCCATCTGTCCAGTTTCAAGAACTGATTGTAGATGTATTTGAATTGTATCTAATGAACGAATCAACAAATACAGGAACTCTCTTCCTTCATTGTCCCTCACCTGTGTCTGTGTTAATTCGTTTAGTAGATTCTCTCTTATCAGACTTACTGATTCTTTATATAGTGGATCATCAAGTATTCTCTGTGCTTGTTCACCACGTCTTATCTCTTCCCCTGTCTCCACATTGTTCTCCCTAGGTTGGTCCTATTGCCACTGGTCTCCCTTGTTCTGCTTCAAGTATTAATTCCTGTTGCTTCAAGGCAAGTTCAGCACGTTTGATCTCAAGTTCTTGTTGCTTGATTGCAAGATCTATCTCTGCCTCTTCCTTCTTGATTTGAAGTTCTGCTGCATCAATCTGGGCATCCATCTCAGCTTCCTGTTGCTTCTGTTGGAGTTCAGCCATCTTCATCTGTGCCTCCATTTGTGCTGCCTGTGCCTCTGGGTTTGGTTGCTGCTGTATCTCCCCATCACCCGGATCTGTGATAAAGTCATGTACATTCTTCATGCCCATGTTCTTGACCATCTCACCTACCAAGTTATATACATTCTTTGGCTTAATCATCTGACCAGCAGAAGGATGTTGTGCAATCATTTGTAGAGTTTGACTTAGCTGTTGGAGATGGAGTAGGTTCATATCCTTGTTACCATAACCTAGTCCTACCTTGGCTACACAGTCCATCTTCTGTCTCCACTCAGATGGATATAGGGGTGTCCAGTTATTATTTAGTCTTACTATGCGTTCACGGTCTTCATACTTCTGCACAAGCTGGTACAAGTTAGTCATTAACTCTTTGATACCTGTCTCGGCAAAGACACGGGCAATCATCTCAACACGTTGACCTGCTGCACTCATTACCTGTGCTACACCAGTTGCAGTCTGGTGTGACTTCAGTGCACCTTCCCCCAGACCTTGACTATTTTTATTTAGTCCTGTACGTTCTTCCTTAATACCGTCCAGATAGTCTAGCATTTGAAATGATACACTGTCAAGTTGTGGCGTAGCTAGTGGCATGACAGCTTGTGGATTACGTACCCTGACAATGCCACCGGGTCTTGACGTGAGTAGATCATCAATGTTTGCCTGTCCCTCCATGACTGCATATCGTCCATTGTTCTGGAGATACATGTTATCTAGGAGGTTACGCATCAGCGTAGTTTTAATAAGTTGAAGGTCGGAGATCAGGTCATAGATCGAAAGCCCATAAAATTTATGGGGAACTGGAACTGGTGTCAGGGAGGAGAAGGGAACACTGTCCACTTCTTCGTTATCTAGTATCTCACCACCGACCTTCGTAATTTTGCGAAGTTCGTCAATGCCATCGTTGTTCCAGTCGATCCGGTAGTAGGCTTCAATTACCCACAGACCTTCATCCGTTCTTGGAGTCGTTGAATCTTCATCTGTGAAGCGACTAATGCGCTCCGGTTGGTACTCAGCTTGGTCCTCTTGTGACTTGGACCAAATACGATTGATTTTTGATTTCTTGTAGCCCATACCAATGAGTTCAGACTTGGTACGTTTTACACGGTGTGCTACGAATCTTGCATCACGGACACATGTAGCATACTTATTTATAAGGAATTCTTCAGGTGGGATTGACTCAATCTTGACACGTCCTTCAGTTATCGTGCGCTTGACTGCAACATCATGTAATATATCAACAACAACTTCTTCAGTGATTGGTTCACCTGTTTCTTGGTCAATGGCTGGCATACCTAGTTCATCAATTGTAGGCATGTCCTCCTTGATTTCATTCTCAGTGTGTTCTATTACTTCCAGTTCGTCATCTAGGATAAGCTGGTTGAACTCTTGGTCCGTGAGGTTCTGGTATTCTTCCCTAGTGACTGTATCAGTTTCATCCCAGTAGTGCTTGACTACACCATTCTTAAGGAGGAGTGCATCCTTGAACCAATTATAAAGTATTTGGAAACCATCATTGTCACGCATCAGGATGTAATTGACATACTTAGTGGCTTGGTCTGCCATCTCTACGTCTTCTGGTCCTTGTGGTTCAAATGATACTACCTCGTCACCACTGGTAAATACCTTCATAAGACTTGGCATCAGCCACTCTACGATGTCGGCAACTTCACGGGTAACGATCTGGCTACGACCATCAACCTCATTACCATAAGGTTCACCTAGATATCTATCTATGGCATCACTTCTGTCATCAGAGATCTGACTTGAATTCATACCACCTATTGCATCATTCACCTCATCTGATACAAGGTTAGCCAGTTCTCTCTTTGTGATTCTTGCCATCTATGTTACCTTAAATAAAGGAGCAAATGCTCTATATTATGTATCTGTTATCGTACTGGAGCGGCTTAGACCACGCCCCATCATTTCCAGTATACACTGGCTCTGTGATCGCACCATACCTGAATGCATCTGATGCGTGACTGGTCCAGTCGTGGAGAGGCTTGTTTGACCAGACACGTTTCTTATCATTATACTCAGACCTGTACTGGAGGAGTGCTTCAAGCCCTTGTTTAGTCTTTGCTTCATTGAACCAGCATTTTGGTATCATTGTCCTAACTGCATCAATGCCATCCATTACCTTGAGTCTAGGTGCTACTTGGAAGTCAATACCAAGGGAATATGCAAGGTCTCTTCTTGATTTACCTGTACTGAATTCCCGTACTTCAATGTCGTGTGGAGCAATGTGAGCACCATAGCGATAATCACGTTGATTAAGGACATCCACATAATGAGGAAGACCTTCCCCATTGTTTTCATAGTAATCTATGATGTGAATCGCTTGACCAATCCTTTGTGCAAACCAGATAGCTGTGCTGTCACTGACCCCAAGATCCCACCAAGTTTCAACTTGTTTAGTTGGGTCGTAAGGTACTTTACCAATTCTCTCATCATCGTATGCTGCCTCAAGTTCACTAGCATAGTATGCACCACGTAGTGCTGCTGACCATGAACATTCATATTCTTGTTCATACTCGGACTCATCCATATCTTGTTGGGCAAGTTCAAGTTCTTCTTGGTCAAGGATACCTGTCTCCGATGCTTTGAAGAGGAATCTTGACCAACCTTTCTTGTCTGGTGCAGTGTGCCAAAGGTCGTAGAATTCGTTCTTACCTTTGGGTGTACCGATGAATATGGCATATCCCTTTCTGTCACTTAGTGCAGGTCTAATTACCTCACTGAACATCTTGGGATTCATCTGGGCATACTCATCGAGGATTACACCATCCAAGTATATACCACGTAATGTATCTGGGTTATCTGCACCATAGAGCTGTATTCTAGCTCCGAGGAAGTCTGCCCTAAGTTCTGCCTCATTAAACTTTACGTCAGGAAATTCCTTCAGTAGTTTCTTCAGTTCGTCCCATGCTACAGTCTTAGCTTGTCTGAACAAAGGAGCCATATATGCATATCTTGGTGCTGGTTTGGCTGCTTGTATATCTTCGACTGCACTCTTAATTAACTGATTAATGGCAAAGACTGTCTTGCCAAATCTACGGTGACAAACTACTACGTTAAATCTACCTAAGTTTTCATGAAGATGTCTTTGGAGCTTACGTGGCGTATAAGGTATCCTGATCTTCTTCCTCTCTCCCTGTCCCATAATCTCCCCTCAGTTGCTCTCAACTACCTAGTGTACCTTGTCCCTACTGGAAGCATCAGCTATGTCTTCTTGGTCAGCTGCCCATCCTATGTCAAACCTTGTGTCTTCAACTTGGACAGTATGCTTAGGTGACCAACCAGCACGAGTCTTGAGCCAGAAGGTGGTCATCGAGGGGGATTCACCGGATACTGCCATTGCATAGGCAACACCAGCTACCTCGGCATTTCTCTGTTCTGCCCCTGTCTCCAAGACTTTCTTATAATATTTATGTAAGGTCTGGACAGAGATACCCATTATCTTGGCAATGGTATGTTGGTCAATGCCTACGGTGACCATCTCTAGGACTTTGTCATAGTCGTCTGATGCTGGTGTGTACTTCTTTCCCTTGGGTCTTCGGGACTTCTTGCCCCCTGCGCTCTTACTGGCACGAGCTACGCTATTGTAAGGCTTGCCACTTACTTTCTTTATGATTACGTCTGCTGGTTTCTTGCCAGTCTCAGAAGCACCTAAGTAGGCTGCATCCTCTATGAGGTCTTCAGGCTCCTCCTTGTAAGAGTTTTGTACTAGTGCATCTTCTTGTAAGTGTTTCTTGGTCAACTCTAGTCTCCAGTCTGTAGCTTTTTATTGACAAATAAGGAACGAAAACAAATAAAGTCCTTCTCAGATCCACATCCTTATAAAAAGAACTATGTTCTAGGTATACCTAGGTTAACCTTGTATGTCTTATGTGCCAAGGCGCATTCATTGTTTGAATACTATATTATATTTCAAATATACCTCAATGTACATCTCCTTCTTTTTTTATTATGACGAAGGAGATACACCTAGAGTGAACTATTTTTATTTCCAGCTAGTCTTTAACGTTGTTTAAGTAACTTTACAATGTATATACCTTATATTATATCATACTTTTACCTAAATGTCAAGCTTTATTTTATTTATTTTACATAGTGCCCAAGATACAAGGAGTTACTTGGTTGGCAATTACATTGTTAATCACTGTATTCCCTGTATTAGCGGAAAAGCTACTTCCTTCTGGGCTGATATACTAGGTAAAATATAATAATTTTATGTGTGAAGGTAGGTTCTGGTGCGCACGTAAGCACAAAGGGGTGGGGGGGGGTTAACCCTGTTGCCCAGCTGAATACGAAGCATTATCATTGACATTCACAAGGGCAAACAAGAATCATTCTCAAGCGCACATAGTTATCATTGTCAACTAGGTAATCCCACACTGATAGCATGGTTACTAGGTAAACATGGAAAACTACTACCTCTAATGCGAATGATTATCATTGTGGTTCGTGTTGTGGTTTGCATGTACATTCTCACTTATAGATACTGTATACATTGTACTACACTGTATCATTATTACCACACTTGTTGTTCCTTTCTTTACTATATTTATGCACAAGTTATCTATAGTTTTACTTATACCTCTATAGAAACTTTCATGAAACTTTTTGTTGACTTTCTAATTGTGTTATGTTTTAATTGTAAACACTGAAAACAAGGAAATAAAGACAAAATAAACCTAAATAAAAGGTTGACAATCTTAAAGTCTTGTTATAAAGTAGAAACACAATAAAGATTGCGGGGACAGGCAAGTTGCCCCATTATGGCAAGCGTTGAGCATAGTTGCAGCAGATCTACATTGTATCAAGGGTGAACATGGACAAACAGTCAAAATAACCCTTGACAAAAGAATGGAAGGTGTTATAATAGAGTTACAAGTCGAGGCGAGATTGACTAATACCAGCGACTTAAAATAAATATGGTTATGATCGTTAATGAGATAAGGTTACATAGTGGCAACTATGGCGCAAGTCAAGCGGGTAACTATGTATAATTTGGTAAATTGGTAGTCTCTTAATTAGAGAGGTAATTGTCCTCCACCCTATGCTCAAAAGCTCTCTGAGGGTACATAGATCACAGCAGGTGGTTATTGTGTACCTAATACGGGCAACGTATACGAAAGTATACTTGTATATATTCAGTTGAGTGTGTACAATTATACTATGGAGAAAACAATGAACATTAAACAAGCTGAGGCAATTGTTGGCGGACTAAGCAAAACTAGCAAGATGCCCACAATGAGTATTAGCCTACCTGCAACCAGTTGTAAAGTAGGTGCAAAGTTACGCAAAATTGAAGGATCTGTATGTAACAGGTGTTATGCTTGTAAAGGATCATATACGTGGAAGCCAACAAGGGATGCAATGAAGCGTAGACAAGGCGCATTAGATAACTCTGGTTGGGTAAATGCTATGATCTACCTGATAAACAACAAGCGCAAGATCGTAAATTCTGGGTTGTTCAGGTGGCATGATAGTGGGGATTTACAGTCAAGGGAACATTTAGAGAGAATCCTCAAGGTAGTACAGGCAACACCACAAGTGAAGCATTGGATACCTACAAAAGAGAAGGGATTGATTAAAAAATACTTGACACAAGGTAAATTACCTGATAATCTTGTGGTCAGAGTTAGCGGTGCAATGGTAGATGATGATGCACCGAAAGAATTCAGCAACACTTCAACAGTAACCTCCAATAAACATGAGGCAACCTGTAGAAGTTTTGAGAATGAGGGTAAATGTGGCGATTGCCGTAAGTGTTGGGACAAAGGTGTACAAAACATTGTCTACCTATCCCATTAAGGATAAAGTCAGTAGCTTTGCTGTGGCTTTATTAATAATAAACTAGGAGAAAACTAATGAAATATATCTATAGAAAAAGAGTAAAAATCAACCGTTATCAGGTGAAGAATGGTAATAAAAGCTTCCAACTACACTTTGGCAAGCGATCCTTGTACCTGATGAAAAAGAAAGCAGGATTAAAAATTAACTTAACAAAAGCAATGACAGGAGTATAACAAAATGTATAGTGTAAAGAAAAATCCAAGTAGCAGTTATGGTAAAGATGTTTTGCCAACAATTGAAGCAATCCAAAGATCAGGTGGTACTTTTATAGGTGTCACGTACATCACAAAGAATGGAGAAGTCCGGAATTTCAATGGTAGAATTGGGGTTAAGAAGCATCTTAAAACACATCAAGGCAACCCTTATAACAATAAATATATTACTATTTATGATGTCAAACTAGGTGGCTATAGAACCCTTTTAAGAGAAGGTATCAGAGAACTCAGGGCTAATGGTATGAAAATGAGTTATAGGTCACATAGGTGGTGTTAAACTAACAGTATCATGAGAGAGAGAGGGTATTTAAATGTATGAACTAGAGATATATGATGTAGCGGAAGGTTGGCTAGATTATGAACAGTATGAGGATAAACAAGAGGCTTACGAAAGTGTAGCATACTACAATAAAAATCCTAGACTGATAGTCAAGATCCATGAGATAACGTCAAAGGAAGAGGAAGAGGAAGAAGTAATGAGTTATGAAGATCACCTTGCAAATGAGGCTGACATGTGGTATAATAGCCATGATAGTAAGACAGGAGAGCTGATATGAAACAGTATACAGATAGCGAGTTACAGGATGAGCTAACCAGTAGAGGCTGGCATGGTGTCTATTGGAACGCTGATGATGTGCTACATCAGGCACAAGAACGAGGTATTAGGATAGATGAAGATGAAGCTGATGCTTTGATGGAAGGGATTGTAGATAACCATGATGCAACTATAGGTATTACTTGGGACACTATAAACATGTACCTAGAAGAATATTAGGAATTTTAATATGAACATATATAATGTAGAAATTGAGGGCATAGACCACATGGATGCACCAGATTATGTGGATGCTTACATAAGTTATGCTGAGGACAAAGGAGGTAGAAAGTTAACTGATTATGAACTGGATGTTATCAATCAAGATAGCGATCTGGTATGGGACTATGTAATGGAGGAGATATGTTAAAATATACCCCCAAACAGACAGGTTTTAGGACACGTATCAATGACAAGTGCCGTGACTGCACCTATGACCCTCAAGACCAAGGAACATGGCGAATGCAGGTGGAAAAATGCACTAGCGTTGATTGTGCATTGTGGGATGTACGTCCACTGAGTAAAGCAACCAAGAAGGTAAAGGAGATATACTAATGAGTAATGAGGCACGAAAAACTACATGGGAAGGCAGAAAAGAGACAACGGTTGACAAACCACATGAGGTATGGGTCAACGATAGTGGCTGGGAGTGGAGGGTGTTAAAGAAGTGGCAGAAGGATGACAATAAACCTTATGCACGATGGATGTGTGCAGTTAAGTCACCTTATACTTATGGTGGTTGGGACTATGGGGATGTTTATGTCAGTGAGATAAAGGCAGGAGCTTTTCTAGTGGAACCTGTAGTAAAAGAGACTCGTAAGGTAGTAGAACTAGATAAGGAGACATACTGATGACAGTAACTGAACTGGATCTGATCTTGTTCCTCGGTAACGTGGTACTAGGTTGGCTCTACTTTGATGAACGTAAGCAACGTGGACATTGTGAAGAGGCAATGATACAGGTGCTACATGAAATGGGGATGCTTGATGATGACGAGACTGGAGATGATGACGAGACTGGAGATGATGACTAAGAAGCTGGTTGAACATGATTGTAGGAGGTGTTGCCTGAGTCACATGTTTGTATCAAGGGAGGCAAGGAAGAAGGCTTGTGATGATGTTAAGGCACACTACAGGAGCATGGGAGACCATTACATTGAGATGAGGTACGAGGATTTATTTGGTCGAGGCTCTTGACAGATCAGTGAATCCATGGTATAATATATTTACTAGGTTGGGAGATAGCAGATGTACCAAGGCAAATTAGGAATGGATACTACAAACACTGAAGCTAATGTCTTTGACTATGATGAAGATGAACAGAGGAGACATTACTTTAATATGTATGTTGACAAGATAGAGGAACCATGTTATACTATTGGTGTAATTACAAGTGATGGACAACATAAGGAGGTAGGTTGTGAACAAGTATAAACATATGATTGAAAGTATTGAGTGGGAATCATTTGAGAATCAATACTGGGTTGAACTTAAAGATAATTACATGTTGGATGGTGAGGTACATTGCTTTGCTGAGGACACCATGCCCGAAGTAATGGAGACAATGGAGAGAGTGTATGAGATGTAGATCATGTGACCAAATACTAGATGAACCAGATCTGGTAAGGAGAGATGAGTATGGTGAATTCCTAGACCTATGCTCATATTGTTTCAAGATAAGTGAACAGGCTGTGCTGGATGCCTGTGTTGAAGATCCAGCTACAATTAAAGAAGAGGTAAGTAAGTATGAGTAGTATTGTTATTGAGGGACGTAGTGGACTTGTCAATCTGGCTGAACCTGATCCAAAATATAAGAAGTATCAGGTTGGGTTAAGTCTTGATGATGACAACGCCAAGATTGCTGAGAAAGCAGGTATGAAGATCAGTATGTACAATGGTATATCACAGATCATTGCCAAGACCAACCATCAACCATCTACATTTGACTCGGAAGGTAATAAGATTGATCCTGCCATGTTCAATAAGTATGGTGACTTGGTGCGCATTGTAGTGGGTAAGGTTACTGAAGCAGGTACACCTTACTTCAACAAGGCAAAGTTGATTGAAGAGTGGACACCTGAGGATGTTGATGACGGTGACTTCTAACTGGTAGAACAGGTGTACCTAGTTACAGTGTAGCTAGGTACACTGAGAAGAGCTACTGGTTTTAATTGAGCACAGCGAACAGACTCAGGAGACAGGGATGACAAAGACTTTCCTTAGACATGAACAATGTCCCAAGTGTGGATCAAAAGATAATTTAGGAGTATATGATAATGGAAATGGACAGTTGTACAGTGTCTGTTATTCTACAGATTGTGGGTACTACGCTTATTCTGATGACACTGGTACAGATGAACGATTGGTGGAACCAGTAGTGAATAATAAAGCTAATCAAACAACTAATGACTTTAGAAGAGCTACTGACTTTTTAGGTGAATTCAAAGCCTTGCCTGAACGTAGGATCAAGGAAGATACTATGCGCAAGTATGGTGTCAAGGTAGATGAGAGTGATAGACACTTCTACCCTTACTATGATGATCAACAGGAACTATCTGGTGGTAAGATCAGATCAAGTGACAAGATGTTTCGTACCACTGGTGACATGAAACACAATACCTTGTTTGGTCAACAACTATTCAAGGGTGGTGGTAAATATGTGACAGTAGTTGAGGGTGAACTAGATGCACTCTCAGCCTATGAAATGCTTGGCTCACGGTGGGCAGTAGTAAGTGTCAGCAAAGGATCAGCAGGTGCGCAACGTGATATAAAGAACAACCTTGAATGGCTTGAATCTTTTGAGAACGTGGTGTTTATCTTTGACAATGACGAGGCAGGTAACAAGGCAGTACAAGCATGTGCCCCATTGTTGTCACCTAACAAGGCTAAGATTGTGCGCCTTGAACAAGGCAAGGATGCCTCAGACTACAGTCAAGCTGGCAAAAGTAAGGCATTCGTAGATGAGTGGTGGAATGCCAAGCCATATATTGTGACAGGTGTGCTTGAACTGGGTGATGCATGGGAAGACTTTGTCAGTCGTGGAACAGAGGAAGTGATGCCATTCCCTGACTCATTTGGTATGCTGAACTCAATGCTTAATGGTGGTATTGCACAAGGTGAAGTGACAGTGATAGGTGCATTGACAAGTGTTGGTAAATCTACCATGATGACAGAAGTTCTGTATAATTTCTGGAAGAATACTGACAAGAAGATAGGGTGTGTGTTCCTTGAGGCAACCAAGGGTGAGACAGTGGAGAATCTGTTGTCAGTACACACCAATCATAACTTGTCATTTGAAGACAAGGAATTCATAGACTATGATAAGTTACATCAGAGTTTCCTTGAACTTACACAAGACCCACGTATCTACATACTAGATCATCATGGTGCAGTAGATACAGATGAGTTGTTTATGAAACTCAGGTCTATGATCAAGGGCAATGGGTGTGACATCGTAATCATTGACCCATTACAAGCAGGTGTGACAAGTAACTCCAATGATGTTGTCGATGACTTCATGGATAGGGTCTTGAAGCTATGTAAGGAGACCAACGCATCAGTAATCATCGTAAGTCACATGAGGAAACCATCTGTAACTAATCCACATAACGTCAGTGAGTATGACTTGAAAGGCACTGGTGCAATTAATCAGATCAGTTTCAATACCATCTTACTTAGTAGAGATAAGATGTCAGAGGATGAATATAACAGGAACTCAACCAAGGTACAGGTGGTGAAGTGTAGGAGGACAGGTATCACTGGCGTAGCAGGTTGGATCTACTATAACAGTGAAACAAGTAGGCTTGAACAAGGTGAAGAACCAGAGGTGCATGAAGCTAACCAAGTGGGAGACTTTTAGCTATGGGATACACAATACAGCAACGGAGAGACTACCAGAATAAGCGAAAAGACTTATTCAGGGATGGAGCAAAAGCATTATTCAATGATACTTGTACCAGATGTGGGTATGATAAACATTGGGAGGTGCTTGTGTTCCATCACATCATACCTAGAGAAATCTCAGGTAGACCGAAGATAACTGATATAATGAGACACAGTTGGAAGAAGGTCAGGGATGAGGTACTAGGACACTGCACCCTGCTTTGTCCAACTTGCCACAGTGAGGTACATTTGGAGATGGAGAATGAAAAAAAAGATAGTGTTAGATCTGGAGGCGAATGGACTGAAGCCAACCAAGATATGGACAGTAGTTGTAATGGAATTAGGGACATCTGAACTTAGGGAGTTCAGGGATCCACTAAGTTTGGGTGAGTATCTACTAGGTGTAGATGAGGTCATTGGACACAACGTCATGGGTTATGACATGCCTGTACTCAAGGATCTGTGGGACATCTGGTACACTGGCAAGGTAACTGATACACTGGTCATGAGTAGACTAGCCAATCCACAACGTGAAGGTGGTCACAGTCTCAGGGAGTGGGGACTACGGCTCAAGATGCACAAGGGAGATCACTCTGATTGGTCAAGGTATTCACATGACATGTTGGTCTACTGTCAACAGGATGTACGTGTAACTGAGGCTGTCTACAAAAGGTTACATATTGAGTTACGTGGTTTCTCTGAACAGTCAATAAATCTTGAACATGAGATACAACGTGAAGTCTCATTGCAGGAGAGAAACGGTTGGCTCTTTGACGAAGAAGGTGCAATCAGATTATTACAAACACTTGAAGGAGAACTTGATGACATTACTAGGCAAGTACATGAAAGATTTAGACCAAGAACTAAAGAACACCGTCCGGTTACCCTCAAGAAAACTAAAGGTGGGGCATGGCACAAGGGTAATCTTAAGTTTCTTCTTGATCATTATGCTTGTGTGGATGGAGATCCTAGCTTGGCAAGCCACCTTTGCAGAGTAGAGTATCGTGAGTTCAACCTTGGCTCAAGGAAACAGATAGCTGAACGTCTGATCTTGGCAGGTTGGAAACCACCTAAGTACACAGATAAAGGTAATGTTATTGTAGATGAGAGTACACTGGGTGATGTCAACTTCCTTGAAGGTAAACTTATTGCCAGATACCTGATGTTACAAAAGAGAATTGCAATGGTACACAGTTGGCTTGATCATATGGACTCAGATGGTAGGATACATGGACAAGTCAATGCACTTGGTACTCAGACCAACAGAATGACTGCCAGTAACCCTAACTTACAACAAGTGGTAGCTGGGCATTCAGAGTATGGACAAGAGATGAGAAGCCTGTTCATAGTACCACAAGACAAGGTGCTAGTTGGTGCTGACCTGAGTGGTTTGGAGTTACGTTGCTTGGCACACTACATGAAAGATCCAGAGTACACAAGGGAACTACTAGGTGGTGACATTCATATCGTGAATGGACGTAGTGCAGGGTTTATCAGTGATGGTATGAGTGAGGAACAGGTAGAAGATGGACGTAACAAGGCAAAGCGATTCATCTACGCATTCCTCTATGGGGGTGGTGATCAGTTAATTGGTTCACTTGTAGGTGCAGGTAGAGCGAAAGGTAAGAAGATCAAGGAACAATTCTTACAAGGCACACCAGCACTGGCAGAACTAAGGGCAAAGGTAGAGAAGGCTTCACGAAGGGGTTACTTGAGGGCACTTGATGATAGGAGAATCTACGTGAGGAGTCCACACTCGGCACTTAACTTCCTCCTACAATCAGCAGGATCTATCATAGCAAAGACAAGTTGGGCACGTTTCCACGCCTTGATGAAGAGGGACCATCCAGAGATTTCATATAAACAATTAGGAGTGATACATGATGAGATACAAATTGAAACTGATCCAGAGACTAGCGAGACAGTGGGTAAAACTATTGTCAAGGCAATGGAAGATTCTACGGGGATCTTGGAACTCGACTGCCCTATCACAGGAAAGTACATGGTGGGAAGAAGTTGGTCCGACACTCACTAATTTAGACATTGCACTTGACAATGATAGACAAGTGTGATATAATATGGGTATACTATACAGGGAGACAACAATGAGTAATTTACCTTACAGTAATGTAGTTAACCATCCACCTCACTATACACAAGGGAATATTGAAGTGATTGACTTCATCCTTGACCAAGAAATGACATACCTTGAAGGAAACATTATCAAGTATGTTAGTAGACATGGGTTCAAGAATGGACTTGAAGACTTGAAGAAAGCGGAGTGGTATTTGAAACGATTGATGGAGACAGATTATGGCAACAATTGATACACTGATACAAGATATCTACAGCCACTTGAGCGATAAGAAAGTAGCTGATGATGTAGACTTGGCACAGGTGGCACAAGACTTAGGTAATGAGATTGAGACAGTTTTCTTAGAAACCTTTGACCCTGATCACCACGGTCATCGGACAGGACTAAGACTCAGTGGTATAGGTAGGTGTGAAAGATACCAGTGGCTTGAGGCACATGACAATGAGTCTGAACCTATTAAGGATCATGTACACATTACGTTCATGCAAGGGCACATACTTGAGGCAGTTCTTAAGGCATTGACTAAGGTAGCAGGACACACAGTAACTGGTGAACAAGGTGAACATGAGGTCAATGGTGTATTTGGTCACCAAGATTGTATCATTGACAACCAGTTAGTAGATATTAAGACAGCGAGTAAGTGGTCATATGATAATAAGTTTACGCCTGATGGTATTAAGGGAGATGATAGTTTTGGGTACATTCCTCAGCTTTCTGCTTATGGTAAAATTGATGGCAGGGAACATGGGTATTTCTTTGTAATAAACAAGAACAATGGTGAGATCAAACTTAGTAAGCAGGTACTAGATCAGGATGTGGACAAACATATTGACCAGCTTAAGGAGAAGATTGACCACAACCATCCACCTATGCGCATCATGAATGCCACTGACATGAAAGGTAAACTTAGTATGCAATGTGGATTCTGTAGCCAGAAGCAGAACTGTTATGAACATCTGAAAGCTACCACCTATAAGAATGGTACTACAGTATACCATGTAGACGAGGTTGGCGGTGGCTTCTGATAATGGGCACTGGACTGCACCAGACCACCTGACCATTGACCCTGACAACCACTTTGGCTTTGTCTATGAGATGATTAACAAGGATACTGGTAGACGTTACATTGGGAAGAAACAATACAAAGCTAAGAAGAGGGGTAAAAGATCAGCAAAGGATATGAATGCTGCTTCTTGGAATCCTGATGGGTGGAAAGAATCAAACTGGAAAACATATAAGTCTTCATCTAAGAAGGTTATGGAAGCTGTAAAGAAACATGAGTTTGATTTTATAATTCTTAGTCAATGGAAGTCATCGAATGCGCTTAGGTTTGTTGAGTGTAGATTACAATGGGCAAGGAGAGTGTTAGAGAGTGATGACTATTACAATGGACACATTGATGGTGTGAGATTCCAATGTCCAAAGGAGATTAAAACCAATGAACCACACGATTGAAGAGATTGTAGATATCCTGATGGACAGGGTGGACGAGGTTGATGTACTTGAGGTACTTGAACTGACTACCGAGGATCTATTGCTAAGGTTTGGTGACAGAGTTATGGAAAGGTATGATGAGTTGTGTAAACTTTGTGCAGATTATGAGGATGAAATATATGAATGGGAAGGAGAGACAGATGACGATTGAAGAACTGATTAAGTCAGTTGAAGAACTTAACAAAAGACGGGGACCAAAGCTTGCCCTGTTTATTCAGACTTATTATGACGGTGACTTTACTATGAAAACTATTGAACGTGTGAAGACTCAATATCAATTTATGATTGAAGACTGGCAAACTGATTTGGATACGCTTGAAGAAGCTGTAGAGTTTATCCTGTTATGGGAGAAGATATATGAGTACCGGTGGCTCTAAGAACAAACAACACCGTAAGGTCAGGGAAGACCCAATGTTCAGGACTAGGGTAGTTAATTCAAAGAAGAAATCAAGGAACAAAAGAGATGACATTGCCGACAGACTATCA